GAAGGACTGATAATCCGAAATGGCTTTATACTATAGCTGAAGATCAGACCAAAGCGCAACTTAAAGTTATTGGTTATTCTTTTCAAAGATCAGATGAAGTTGACGGTGTTATTGTTGCTAATTGGGTTAAAGTAGAAGACCCATTTGCAACTTCTGTTCTTGCTCCTGCAAGGCATGTTCCTAATATTGGTCATGTAATGGGAGCTTGGATAAGAAGTATTGGTCTTTATGGTATTCATATAATACCTGCTATAAGACAGGTACCTCTTTATGGTATTATTGGAGTGGTAGGAGATCAATTTCTTGATAATGATGATAGAACTGAGATAGCTGAAACTGGTATTAATCTAATACAAGAGCTTGAAGGTGTTGGAATAATTATTAGAAATTTCTTTACTCCAAGTACTGATCTTGCGTATATGTTCGCAAATGGAATACTTATGAAGGATTATATAAAGGTTTCTGCTGTAGATTCATTACAGAATTCTGAAAATATGCCTAACTCTATAAATCGTATTAAAGAAGATAAAATGGCTATCTTACAGTTTCTTTATAGGTTATGGGAAAGTGGAAGTACTGGAAATGTTCCAGAGGGTGAAACTTTTGGTAGAACACAGGACGAGGATGGAAATGAATCTAATCCGACAAATCATTTTGAAGTTAAGGCTGATATTATAAACAATCCTCAAACTTCAATAAATGCTGGTGAACGTAATCTTGATACTTATTTTACTTATCCTACTCCTGCGGGTTCGATTAAGATAGGTGTTGGAATACTTTTACTTTAAAGGAGAAGACAAGTGCAAAGGAATGATTTAGCTGAAAAGAAACGTGTACTTATTGATGGGGAGGAAATACCTGGACTTGTTAGTTTTGCTGAAATTCCTCTTGAAAAAGGTCAATTGGAAGTACCAGAGTTTAAAAAGATTAGACGTATCCAAAACGGTATTACTACTATACCTGCGATACAGATTACTTATAAGATAAGTAAGGATACTAATACTTTACAATTTATGAAGGATTGGTATTTTAATGATGAGGAACATGATGTAACAGTAATCCGTACGGATGCTTCTGGTACTGAGTTTGCAAGGACCTTACTTCCATCCTGCGAATGTGTAAGGTATTATGAACCTCCTTATGATGCTGGCAATCCTACATATGCACAGGTTCAAATCACTATATCTCCTTGGGATGTTATTCCCATTGATGCGGAGTAAATAATGAGATTACCAATTCCAATATTCTATAGTGATATGATATATACTGACATAGAGATCGAAAGTCCACGTGCTGGAGTGTTGGCAGATGTTCGTAAGGTAGCTGATAATGGCTGTTGGTTTTCTGCTATTCATGTATTAATATCTGGTTGTGTTGTTCAGCTTTCAGGAAGTGAAGACGTAGTAGAAAAGTCAAGAATTAAAGCTATTTGTAAACATATGCCATACCGGAGCGCAGAGTATATAGGGCTCAAATGTATTTTACAGATTAGTCCTGATGATGGATTCGAAGGGGTTTATACTTGTCCTAGATGTGGTAATCAGACAATAACTGAATATATTAAACAAGAAGATGAAGTTATAGATACAAGGGATTTTGTTTCTGACCTTGAAGTTATATATTATGATGGGGAAGAGAACGATATCTATATTTCTCTTAATGATCCTGTGACTATAAAGAGTAAAGGTGAGATAATAATAGAAATAGCTTCTTTTAATTTACATTTCCCTACTTTAAATGAGTGTATGATTGCAGAACTTAGATATGGACATGACAATATGACTAGAACTCAATTCGGAATTTATGTAGAGGCTCTTGAGATGGTTAATGGTTCTGCTACAGATGCAAAATGGAAAAATAATTTTGGGATGTTACTTTTTGAGAATATGAAGGAATTTGTAAAACTTAATAAAACTATGTCAGAATATGGTATGAAAAGTGTTATTGAAAAAAGATGTATTAAGTGTGGAAAATTATGGAATGCTGAGGTAAATACTACAAATTTTTTCGAATCCGCTCTTCGTTCTATGTAAAGCAAGATCGAAGAGCAGTATTTTGGCTTATACCTAGTATAAAGTATCTTGATTTTGATATAAAGGTATTTTTAGAGGAGACAGCTAGACTTGCTATGACTACTTATGGGGCTTTTAATTATGAAACTTTATATAACATGAAGTTTGATGATTATGAACATACTATTGAGATTGTTAATAAGTTAGTAAAGGAAATAAAAGATGCCGGCTGAAGATGTAGCTTTTACTTTTAACCCACGTCCTATTGTAGATGGTGTAAAACAGATAGAAGGTAAGATGTCCCAAATGGTAAAAGGTTTTGCTAATACTACTAAAAAAATGACAAAAAGTGTTTCAAGGGGAATAGTAAGAGCAGTAAGATTTATAGGGACTATGTTTCTTGCCGTCAAGGGTGTAGGGAAACTTATAAAGGAGATGCCGGAGATAGGACAAGCTTTCGGTATAGCTAAAGATATTATATTTAAAAATTTGTTGTGGCCTTTACGTAAAGAGATTATGCCTCTTTTACAAAAAATGCTTGATTGGGTAAGAGATCATAGAGCTATGTTTGTAAAATGGGGTCAGGCCATAGCCAATATCTTTAGAGTAGTAGTCCTTTTTGTTAATCGATTTATAGATACTGTTAAACAGATGATGAACGCTTTAGGATCAATCTTTAAAGGAATATTTGGTGACCAAATAAGGACTGTAAGTGATTTTATTAATATTATGCTTTTTAAAATAGCTTCTATGGTTGAATTCATAGGTCTTTTAATAGAACCTATATTTGATTTTTTTAAAAGATTTTTATCAGAAGTAGGACCACCGTTGCTTGATCTTGCAAGGGTACTAGTAGAAGGTCTTTTCTCTAGTGCCTTAAGCCTTCTGGAAGGTATCATGACTGGCCTTGGTGATATAGAAGTACCCTTGGGGAATATAGTAAGGGATATTACAAAATTTGTTGATGGACTTTTTAAGGCAAATGAACATGGTGATTCAATACAATCTGTATTTCGTTCTATTGGTGAACTTTTGGGAAAAGCTGTTGACTTTATTGCTGAAATAGTTGAAAGTTTTACTGCAAGTTTTTTACCTGCGATACAGGATATTATGACACCTATACAGCGGATAGTTGATGCATTTGATCGTATCTTTACTGCTATATTCGGAGGTTCTAAACAGCTTAAAGCATGGAAAGATATTTTTTCTTTTTTAGGAGGAGTAGTAGGAGAAGGAGTAATGTTTATATTCGAAGGAATAGCTTCTGCTTTAGAGCTTGCGGCTACCAGTATAGAAAAGATAGTTGAAGGTATACAGTGGATTATAGATCATACTAATGATGTTAAAAATTTTTTCGGAAAGGCTGTTGGAGATGTTAAAGACTTTTTCGGTGTTTCATATGGTGAAAAGGGTGGAGTTCAGGTAGGAGGGAATATAGGGCTTCCTCTTATGAAACCTACCACCAATAATGTTAATGTTGGAGAGATAAATAATAATATAACCGTTACTGAGGGTAACGCATATAGAGCAGGTGAAGAATTTGGAAGGGGACTTAAAGACGAACTTCAAAATGAAGCTGTGAGGCAGGGTCGATGACAAAAAGACAACAAGCTAATTACGCTGTAAAACTTCCCTGGTATATATATGATATTTCTAACTATCAACTTATTACTACACCTATAATTCCTGGGGACATCAGAGATACCAAAGAAATAATACTAGCTGAACAACCTATCCCTGGATTAAATTATTCTCCGATAAGTCCTGGAGGAGGAGGAAATAGAAAGATTTCTTTTACATTACCATTAATACGTCGTGGCAATATTGTTGGTAATGTACTTATGCTTAAACAATTTGATACATTGCGTAATCAATCAACTGGATATCTTGGATTTGGTAAAGCTGGACAGTTTACTCCTACTCCCAAAGTGCTTTATTGTTGGGGTATTGGAAGTGTTCCTTTAGTTTGGTGGGTGAAGAAATGTGATCCTACGCATAAAAAAGGTTGGATAAATGCTATTGGTCAGCCACAGTATTCAGAGATAGAGTTTGAACTCTGGCTTGATGAATCTGATCCTATATATAGAATGGAAGAGATTTTTAGGAAAGTTTCTACCATATTAGGTGAAAGTCTTGGAGGATTTGATATAGTTAATAGTATTATCGGGGGTAAACCGTATTGAGGTATTTAAATATAGATACTATTTCTTTTACTGATGTTAATGGAATATCATATCCTATAAAAGATATACGGCCTATTCCTAATTATAAAACATTAACTACTATTAAAACAAAGGGAAATGATAAGGTTGATGAGATAATCAGTAGAGAGACTATTTATGGTAATGGTAGAGAAGATCAATCTTATAAGATATATGATCATAATAAAGTAATCTTCGTTGATGCGAGATTTGATATGAATAAGATAAAGGAGCTTAAAATACCGATATAATGGCTGGATTATCCAATAAAGATAGTAGTTTTTTTGAAATCTCTAGTCCTGATATAGATATTGATGAAACTATATATACTCAAGATATGATGTCACTTACTGTACAAGAAGAAATGGGGAAGCTTACTCAGGGTACATTTAGACTTAATGATCCTAATGGGATATATGCTAGAATCCTTAGAACTGGAGTAAGGCTTTTTTTAGCATGGGGATATAAAGATATAGATGCTTATCCCAAAGCAGATTTAGTAAAGGTTGTTAATAGAGATGAATTTTCTGGTAGTATTGAAAGAAGGGGTATAGAAGTTATGGTTTTGCAACCTTCCGGAAGTGGAGAAGGTGGCAAAACAGTTTTTAATGCTAATTTTACATCAGTTGGGTTTAGGGGAGACGAGTATATACGAGTATTTAGAAGTGGTAATAAGAGATCGGTTATTTCAACTGTTCTCTCTGAATTGGGTATATCTATGCAAGATATTAGATTTCAGCGTATGGGAGAATTAATCACTCCTGATACTGAAATAAGACAAGAAGAAAGCAATTTTGCTTTTTTAACCAGACTTGCATCAAGAGAATGGAGAGCTTTATTTGCGATAAATTATACTCCTGCTGGTAATCTTACGGCAGTTTTTATTGATCCTTGGCTTTTAGATAGTTCACCTTTTCAGTCTCAAGTTACCGGAGGTATCGGCAGGAGTAATTATTTTGATTATATGGGTGCTGTTTCTAATGTAATAAGTTTTAAATGGTCTAATAATGAAGGCGAGAATGCTCAAGGTGCTAATGTACAGATGACTATAATAGATGGTAAACCTACTTTTGTAAGATATGTAGTGGAGGATCAAACAGTAATTACCTATAGACTCGTTCCTGAACGTATAAGGGCTGAATTTGAGCGAAAGGGAATGGATTCTGGTTTTGTAGGTCAGACTAAACTTTTAAAAGAATTCTTAAGTGTAAAAGATTTTGAATCTATTAAAAGATTTTTTGATCCTATTGAACAGAAGACGGCACCACAAGGATACGGATATCAGATCAGTATTAGGCAGTTTGGTAATCCTTTGACTATAGCAGGAAATCAGGCTAAATTTGGAAATGGTTTTCCAGATCAACTTGGAAACAGTCAGACAAAATGGTATATAAGAAAAGTTAATCATTCTATAAACAGGACTGGATATTTTCAGGAGATAGAAATAGTTGATTCGCTTACTTTTACGCCTACAGGAGTAGTATTATAATGGATTTATCACGTTCTACATATGGAGAGATAATAGAAATGATACGTAGGGAGACTAGATATCTTAGGCATTATTGGGGTGAGGTGTTAAGTACTACTGATCAGCTTAATCGGGGAAGAGTGCTTGTATCTATTCCTGCTTTAGGTTGGAATAGTGCTGATACTGGTCCTTGGTGTATGCCAAGAGACAAATATTCTATGATCGTTCCTAATGTAGGTGATTTTGTAGAAGTTTATTTTCTTGAGGGAGATCGTGATAAACCGGTATATCTTGGGATAGTATCTGAGATTACTGGTGGTACTCCTGCAAATTATACTACTCCTAAAGAGAGGATACTTTATCAGGATAAAGATACTGAAGATTATCTTTTGTATAATTCTGCCACTGGTGAACTTTCTTTTATTGTTGGAGGCTTTAAAATATGGCAATATTTAAATGGTATCATTACATGGTTTGAAGGATCGGAACCTTTTGTACTTGGAACCCAATTAAATAACTATCTATCTAATTTAGTTACAGAATTTGCTACTCATATACATATTGGTGTAACAACTGGTGGTGGAAGTTCTGGTGTTCCTGCCACTGGTCTTACTGCTCCTTCCGGACTTTTAAGTAGTAAGATAAAGGGAATATAGATGAATATTACTGAACTTGGTAGTTTAGACTTCTTTTTTTATTATGGTCAGATAGGAACAGATGAAGAGACTGAACATGACATCATGTTAGGTCTTTTACAACCTAAAAAATCACTTTTTTATAATAGGCAAGATGGTGCAGGTATACAGGCATATGAAAATCATCCTAATAGTCTTTTGCTTGAAGTTGGTCTTAGATTTGATATAGTTAACTGGATAGCTAGAAGGAATTCTGAAGTTGGAGACGGAGATGAAGATACTGTAGATAGAAGGGTTTTAGTATCACAGAATTTTATCAAGATAAATAGAGATGAGACTATTGAAATACAAGTTTTATATATACCTTTTAGAGATACAAGCCAACCACGTACTATGAATATACCGTTAGGAGGTAATATATGAGTAATCCAATACAATATACATCTAGAACTTATAATACAATACTTTCTGATATAAATTCAGTTGCTGAACTTAAAGATAAGCCTAATTGGTGGAAAAGAATTTGGGCTGGTGTAGGTGACGTACTTTCTGTATATCTTAATGCACAGGCTAATAACAGTTATCTTAGGCCAGCTTTTACCAGACAAGCAGTTACTGATCTTTCTGAACTTATAGATTATGCTCTAAGTGCAAGGTCTACATCATCGGGAATTGTTATTGTCTATCTTAAATCAAGTACGAGTTTTCCTATAACTATAAATAAAGAAGATTTGGTAGGTCTTACTGCGGGTACATTAGAAATTTCATCTAAAAGATTTGAGGCAAGAAGTAATGAAACTGTGACTGCTGTTACAGATAATTTTACTGCAGATCATACTACAGAACAGCTTACAGTAAGCAGGGTATTCATTACTGGTGAAAAAGTACGACTTACTACAACTGGTAGTCTTCCTACTGGACTTTCGCTTGCTACTGATTATTATGTTATTAGAGTTTCAGATACTATCATTAAACTTGCTGATAGTTTGGCAAATGCTTATTTGGGTACTGTA